CCCACATCTCAGGACTCATGCATACACCCCATCAATAACTTCACCTTTATCATGGTGCGATGACAGCGAAGCTTGCACCACGCAGTGAATACAGTTACCCGTTTGTCCTGGCGCGGAGTCCGATGGTCTGACTGACTGCGTTCGTGTGGCCATAGTCTGATCCGATGCACTCGTAGTATGGTGCCAGGTTTTGAGGATTGCCGGAGGTGTATATCCTGTCATCGGCCTTGACCTCGATGTCTGGTGAACACGTGAGCGTCCATGTGCCAGACTGCTCAATCATGCCACCGACCACGCCTTCGGTGTCGCCTGTGTTGCTTATGGTGCCACGAATCTCAGCGACCTGTATCCAGTGCTGAGACACGCCACCGATGCCATCCGCCTGATTGACGGTCCGCCAGATCGCGACACGATCAGCGTAGGAATACGCCTGGATCGCGTTCTTGAGCGCCGTGGAATAAGCTGCTGGGATCATACGAACACCATCGGTGAGAAGCGCTTCGCCTGGTCGAGACAATGCTCACGGAGCACGGCCATCTTTGCATCGACCTGGCCGTCCTTCACATCGATGAGGTGCGTGATGCTGGACGCTTTGCGAATCCATCCCTGTCGCGCAGCTGTGCGGATGTCATAACGCTCGATGTTCGCCGGTCCGATGTCCTGCCACAATAGGTCACCACTGCCATCATTGACGCTGTAGCCGGTTGTCCTGGTCCACTGCGGGAACTGTGGCTCAGTGGCGCTCGATGTCCCTGCAATAACGCACTGGTAGAGTCGACCATTTGCCACGGTCGGGATTATGATGTCACCGACGACGAAGGCTGTGGATGCGGACCAGACAGCCCAGCGAGCGTGATCATCCACGAGCTGCTGTAGTGCAGTGCTGTCCAGGAACGGATACTGGTCGGATGCTGTCATCCATGCGAGTCGGTCGAGTGCTTGAGTTCTTGTGAGTGGCATGTGTACATCCTAAAAACAAAAAGGGAACGGGATAACCCGCTCCCCTTGACTGCGAAGGTGCTACAGACTAGCTAGCGGCAGCACACTGAAGAACGATGATGGAACCAGGGACCTGATCGGCCACGGTTGCAGTCACGTTCCCAACATCGAAGCAGTTGAACGCATAGCGCTCGGTTGCCTTGAACGTGAGCGCATCCTCGATGAACTTGACCTGGTCGGAGACCTCGACGCTCACGCCACGGCGATCACCGAACGCGACACCCTTGGAGAGATCTCCGAGGACTGCGATGGTACGAGACGCAGCTGGTGCCGATGGCATGTTCTGGACGAAGCTGATCGGGATACCAAATAGTGTTGGTTCAGGACCGTACGCGTTCTGGATGTCCATGATGCTGTTTCCGGAGAGTGCAATCAACTTGTCTGCGACGCCGTTGTAGAACACCTGCTTGTGCATGTACCAGCGTGGCTGATTTGCATACGGCTGAAGCTTTGCGACCATTGACTGGAAGTTCGCCAGGGTAAAGCTCGAGAGTGCAGTGTTACTACCAGCAGCACCAACGACCATCGAGGCGATGTTTGCGAAGGTTGCAGACAGTGCCTTGATGCGTGGCATGATTCCGGTGATGGAGCCATACGTCGAGGTACCATCGCCCTGGAATGCAGCTGCATCCTCAGCAAGTGCGAGACCGTATGCGAAGTCCTGAGCCAGCATCGCACCAAAGTCAATGACCGTGTCTTCGTTCAGTTCCTTCGACACGATTGTCAGGATGGCGAGTTTCTTCGCCAACAGCTGTACTTGGCTGAATACAACGTCGGACGCAGTGATCGCCGTTGCTTCTCCAGGGTAGTAAGTCGTGGTCGAAGTGGACGCGTTTGGAACGTTGAGTGTGTCAGAAGTCATCGGATAGATGCGGCTGTAGCGACGTGCGATTCCGTACTCGTTGCGGAGCCAGATCAGGCTGGACGAAACGATTTCAGGAACCGTAAAACCACCTTCACTGTTCGTGCCTTCGGTCTGTGACTTGATGCCATTCTCTGCACACCACTTGGCTGCTTTGGCGTTACCAAGAACAGAACCACGGATCCACTGGCCAAATGCATAGGCCTTGAAGTTTGCTTCGTCACGGGTTCCTGGGAACGGGTTCCGTGTTACTCCGCCAGACTTCCATGGCTCAGACTTTGGCGCTTCGGATGCGACAGGAGCAGGAACGTTGCCGAACTCCTTGAGCATGTCGATGCGCTCAGAGAGAGACTTTGCGGATTGATGAAGGCGATTGGCTTCGGCCATGTCGCCGCCGTTGATGAGGACTTCCTTGGCGGCAGCAATTGTAGACTGGCGCTGTCCTTCGAGTTGTTCGATTGTCATTGACTTAACTCCAAGATCATGAGCTCACGAAGGAGTGCGGACTTCGCATCCTCGATGTCGCTCGAGTATTCGACGATGGTGACATCTTCGCTCGATACTTCGTCTCGAAGTTCGTTCCAGATGGTTTTTGCGAATCTTGTCGACTCGCTACGTGAGAGACGAACTGCATCCCGCAGACGTCGCTCCACTTCCCGAATGGATGTCGGTCGCTCGTGCTTCGACTTCATCGATTGCACTTCCGCTGCCGGATCCTTTAGATTTGCTGTGAGTTCTTTTGCTTTGCTGGCAAATGCATCGATGATGGCGTCGATGTGTCCGCGACCCAGACCAGCATCAAGAGCGGCCATCATGCCAGCACAGAGGCGATCGTAGAGTGCCTCGATGCCTTCGTGGACCATCTCCGCCGCAAGGTCGCCGTAGACACGCTCAACGAATGTCGCCACGTCTTCACCAGGTGCGACAGGGATCATCATCTCTTCTTCTTCCATGCCATAATCCTCCATGTCGCCATACATGTCCTTCAGTGACTTGACCATGTTCATCGGTTCAGCAGGAGTCGGTGTGAGCGAAGCTTCACCGATTGGCCAGCGTGTGATCTCGTATCGCCCATCAGCCATCTTCTTACGCTCGACCATGTGACCTGTGGCGCCGCTGGAATATCCAAGCTTGCCAGACTTCGCGAGTTCCTGGATCATCTTCTGATACTGATCAGCCATCTCGACCTGGCTCTCATACCAGAGACCCTTGTCGTCCATGGTAATGTAGCCGGTTCCGATGCGTGACTTTCCTACAGTCTTATCCTGACCGTGATGGTAATACAGGTTCATCGGCACACGCTCGCCAGACTTCATAGGTCGTCCGAAATCAGTGCTCGCTGTGAAGTAGTCGCCCTCGAGGTCAGCGCCACCGAAGCGCACCAGGTAACCACGCACAATACCTTTATCGTCCGCTTTGATTGCACTTCCGAAGCTCACCAGTGTCTGCATCATAACTCCTTGACCGGCACGACCACGGCCTGTGGTCCCCACTCCGCGTTCGGTACTACTTTACCGAATGCACTGAGAGGTGTGCCTGTCTCCCACAAACGATACCGCGAAGGTCCGAGAACCTGCCGACGTTCCGCCTCACTCAACATCCTGAACTGCTCTTCCTTGTCCGGCATCTCTTCCGGTTCATCGAAACTGCCTGGCGGCAGTCCTGCGAGTTCAGCGTATGTCGGTGTGATTGGAATCACTGTACACCTACAGTTTGGATGCGAAGGAACGACATCTGCAACAGGATTCGGATCACCATGAAGCGACCAGCACACAGGACACACGTTCACATCACCCGCTGAGATGCGGCGCCAGCCACGAACGATGCTCAGGTTCGCCTCGAAGGTCTGTCGCTGTGCTTCACGGTTCGCTCGAATCATCTCTGTTCGTGCGATGGTAGCAGCTCGTGAAGGCGCGAGAGTTTCGTACGTCCTTGACATCCTTCGTGCGACCTGGAGCGGATTGAGACCTTGCGCGATGCCGATAGTGACATGGTCCAAAGCAAATGGACCGATGGCCTCGAACAATGCGCCGAGCGGTGAGCCGTCAGCCGCGAAGCCAACGACGTTGGTTATCGCTTCGACGGGGAGACGGTTCCACATCAGATCAGCGGTGAGCGACACCGAAGAAGGAACACCTGCGACTGCTCGCACGAGATCCTCCTGGATATCAAGCGACAGCTGTATGGCGCGTCGTTGTCCGCCTGTTGCGATGTCAGTCGCCTGTGGCGCCCATCGTGCGACTTCATCGGCCATCTGAGTGTTGAGCGCCTCGAGGCGGAGCATGTACTCGGAGAGGCCGGTGATGTCCTCACCTGCTGTCTGTGCTTCCTCAATGGCGGCTGTCACCGCTTCGAGGCGCTTGAGGTTGTCAGCCTGTAGAACACCGTATGTCCTGCTCATCTCAGCGAGAGCAGCGTTCTCACGGTATCGGAGCTTGTTCCTGTAGCTCTCGTTGACTTGATAGATATCAGGCATCGGTGTCAGTCAACTCGTATCCGTAGTATGGATGGTACGATTTCCCGTTCTCCTTCGGTGCCATCTTCTTCAGGATCTCTTTGCGCGCAGCTGTGGACCAGCGATAGCCAGCATCGCCACCCCATGCCGCCCATGCGACACGACCGGCGGATGGATAACCATCCTCACCTGGTCGGAAACCTTCCGCTTGTTTGTCTACTTCGTGACGCCTGAAAAAGGAGTACATACGAAGGACAGTCGACTCACTGAGCTTCTCCCCATTGATGATCTGATTCGCTCTGGCCCATGCAACGGCTGTCCCGCCATCACGACCAGCATCACGCCACTCGATAGCGCGCTGTGCTTCTTCCTTCATGTCCTTCGACGGAATGAACTTCAGTCCTGGCTCAGATGCATCATCATATGCCTTCGTCTCTTCCTGGCGAACTGTGACAGGCAACAGACCGAGGTGCTGGATAGAGTTCAGACCGACAGCCTGGAGTGCCGCTTCTGGTTCAAAACCAGCACGAATCAAAGCACCGGCAGCGCCTACCAGCTTGGCCGTTTCATCGGCAGTTCGAGCTGTCGAGACTGGCGCAGCATCAGGGACCAGAAGTTCCTGCGCGCCGATCTGCACAGGGACAGCAGTCGGATGATAGTAGCCCTCATCGTCGTCCGAAGGCGTCACACCAGCGACACGCTTGGCTGTTGCGAGATCCACGATGCCACTCTTGTAGAGTCGCTCCGCTCTCTCTGCGTCCTCATTGAGGTCAGCTTGAAGCGCCGGGACGTTGCTGACATCGAACTCCAAGTAATCGCCAGGCTGCGTCTCTTCGTAGTCTGGAAGCAGTGCGATGGTCAGCGCTTCGGACATCTGGCGCATCAGAGGAATCATGCCATCAGTCCAAGCAGATCGCGTTGCTTGCTCGAGGTTCGAGTATGTTGCGCGCTCGAGGCCGCTGCCGAGTTGAAGGACCAGCGGATTGAGACCGAGAGCTGCACACACGCGCTCCTCCGGTTTGCGGCGAATCTCATCGAACGCCATCTCACTCGGTTTGTGTGATACCTGCTCGACCTTGAATGGTCCAGTCATAACCAACACACTGCCGGCATTGTCGCCAGTAAAGTCCTGTTGAAGTTTCCTCTTCGTCTGACGTGCATCGTCTTCGGACAAATCCTCGACACCGCCCTTGTAGTCTGGTCCGACCATGATGCTTGGCATGCCACCGTTTCGCACCATGCCGAATGCAGCTGATGCGGCGACGTTATCGGTGGCGATCTCACGAAGAACAGACGTGACCGGAGAGCGCCCGAAGCGACTGTCCTGCGGATCTCGACCATAGCGGATGTGAATCAAGTCCTCGAGCGCGATGTCGTACGACGTGCCATCGACGGTGTACTGATACTTTATGAGCGGATTGACCTTGTTACCGACAGGCCTCATCATGTCAGCCGCCAGGTATTGCAGACCGACGACACGACCAGAGACGCGAACCTTCCTAAAATAGGCATTGCCGAGCAGCTGGTAGTCTGGAAGAATCCACGACCACACGAGCGATGGCGGGACGTTAGGTGTTGGCTGCGCGAGCAGCTGCAAGATCGGATGGTCAGCGACTGTTTCGACCTGGCCATCTGGCATCGGTCGTCTGACGACAGGGACACCCTGGCTCCAGTTGCGGATGTACCAGTCCATACCGATCGCGACGATGGAGTTCAGCATCAAGTCGCCAGCCTGGTTCCTCCAGTTGAAACTCGAGCCTGGAAGGTTACGTGTCAGCAGGGACCAAAAGTCGCCGTTACCTGTGCCGGTGAAATAGGACGTCTGTCGCTGAATCAGCGGCGGCGGAAGGAGTGCATTTGGCGCGGCAGTGGCTTTG